CGCACTACTGGATGGATCAAACTTGTCTACCGGTGATTCAGGTTACCTTTCTTTGGTAGATGTATTTCCTAATGGAGACCAAGTAGTAGGACTAGCAGCACACAACGGTTTCTTAATTATCTTTGGTAAAAGAAACATAGCAATCTACGCTAATCCTATTGACGTAACACAGTTGACGTTAGCTGATTTGATTACTAACGTAGGCTGTATCGCAAGAGATAGTATTATTAATACTGGTACAGATGTAATGTTCTTGTCTGACACAGGGGTAAGAAGTATTGCTCGTGTTATTCAAGAAAAGTCAGCACCTATTAATGATATATCTTTTAACATTCGAGATGACTTAGTTAGCTTTGTAGATTCAGAGACTGACAAAGAAAGAATCAAAGCTGCTTACTATCCTCGTGATGCTTTTTATATTCTATCAGTACCTACATCTAAGTATGTATTCTGTTTTGATTTAAGAGCTAGATTACAGAATGGAGCAGCAAGAGCTACAGTATGGGATAGTATTAATCCTACTGCTTTGCACGTTACTTACACAGGTAACTTATTACTAGGCAAAGCAGGATATATAGGTAAGTATGGTTCTCATCTTGATGATACTGCTACTTATAAGATGCGTTACTACACCAATCACTTTGACTTAGGTAGCCCTACGTCATTAAAGTTTTTAAAGAAAGCTAACTTTACAGTGGTAGGTGGTGTAGGTCAGAATGTATTTATCAAATATGGTTTTGATTATGTATCTTCCTATAAAGATATTCGTAAGTCTTTGGTAGCTGGTAATGTGTCTGAGTATAACGCAAAAGATGAATTAGGAAATGCTTTGTATGAATATAATGACACAGTAGCACCAATAGCAGAATACTCTAGTGGACTAGCATTAGAAGAAGTACGTTCTAATCTTGGTGGTTCAGGTTCAGTAATACAGCTAGGGTTTGAAGCAGACATAAACCAGAACCCATTGTCAATACAAAAAATAGATGTTTACGTTAAAGCAGGTAAAACAGTTTAAGGAATAAGAGATGTCAAACTATACAAAGGCAACTAACTTTACAGCTAAAGACAGTTTAACTACTGGTGATCCGGGTAAAATCATTAAAGGATCAGAGATAGATGCTGAGTACACAGCTATAGCTACAGCTATTACGTCTAAAGCTGACACTGCATCTCCTACGTTTACTGGTACACCGTCAGTACCTACTGCTGTATCAACAACAAATAGTACACAGATAGCTACTACTGCGTTTGTACAAGCAATTAAACAAACATTGTATCCAATAGGATCTATTTATACAAACGCAACTAACTCAACTAATCCTAGCGATTCAACACTTCTTGGTTTTGGTACATGGGTAGCGTTTGGTGCAGGTAGAGTAGCTATAGGTGACGATGGCAGTAGTTTTTTAGCTGGTGCTACTGGCGGTAGTGCAGATGCTGTTGTTGTAAGCCACACTCATACGTTTAGTGCTACTACTAGTAGTGCTGGTAGTCACTTCCATTATGTTGGATCAAGAGATTCATTAACTGAATATGGTGGCGGATCAAATAAAGAATTTGTTGAGAACTATGGTAGTGGCGTTAATTCATCTACAAGTACAGAACCAGCACATACTCATACTGTTTCTGGTACTACTGCATCTACTGGTTCATCAGGTACTAATGCTAACTTGCAACCATACGTTGTTGTCTATATGTGGAAGCGTACTGCTTAGTGTGAAAATACCTTTAGTAGATTTGCCAGAGTTTGTTTTATACTTTGAAGAATACAACGGATATACTTTTATACATTGTGATATCAAAGTTAAGTGGACTAAAGAAGTAAAGAAGAAATTAAAAGAAGTATATAAAACAATAACAGATTCGTATAGTGAAAACATATTTGCTAATCACGAACAACAAGACAAGAAGCATGAGAAGTTTTTAAAAATGTTTGGTTTTAATTATTTAAATTCATTTGTAGGTAAAGACAACAAAGACTACGATTTATATGTTTGGAGAAGATAATGGGAATTGAAGCCGCAGTTATAGGTAGCGCAGTTGTTGGTGGAATGATGCAGAAAAAAGCTGCAGATAAACAAGCTGCTGCTATGCAACAGGCTTCTGCTGCTCAACTAGAAGCTAGTAGACAAGCTGCTGAAGAAGCACGATTTAGACCAGTAGGGATCACTACTAGGTTTGGATCAGCTACTCCTCAGTTTACCGATGGAAGATTATCAGGTTACACTTATCAAGCTACGCCTGAAGTTCTTGCTTTTCAAGATCAACTAGCTAGATTATACGGTGGGTCTTTACAGCAAGCAGAACAAGCTACTGCTTTACAACCACAGTTCCAACAAGCAGCTACTGGTCTTATGGGATTAGGTCAGCAGTATCTAGCTAAATCTCCTGAAGAAGCAAGACAAACATATCTACAACAACAGATGGATGTGTTACGTCCTTATGATATTGAGGAAGAACAACGTTTAGCTGCTGGTGTCTTTGGTCGTGGTCGTGGTGGTTTAAGTGTAGGAGCTGGCGGACAACCAGAACTACAGGCTCTTGCTGAGTCACGAAGACGTAGAGACTTACAACTAGCTGCACAAGCAGAACAAGCTGCACAGCAACGTACAAATTATGGTGCTGGTTTATTTACTACTGGTGCTGGATTACTAGGCACAGGATACCAGACTCAGACAGCAGCATTGTCTCCATTCATGAGTCAGTTCGGTGCTGCTCAACAACTAGAAGAAACAGCACAACAGCCTATGCAGATAGGTGCTGCACTTGGTTCTTCAAGTGCGCAGTTTGGTGGTCAAGCTGCACAGATACTACAAGGTGGTGCAACTGCTGCTGCTAACTTACAGTCTCAAGCTGCTCAAGCTAAAGCACAAGGACTAGCAGGTCTTGGTCAAGGAATCTCTGACGTAGGTATGATGTACGGAATGAGACAACAACCTACAACACCAAACAATGTTAATAGAATGATACCGGGATTAATGGGGTATACATCTTCTGGTAATCCTTATCAGTACGGTGCTAGAGGTACTGGTGGTGGATATAGTTCATAATTAAGGAGTAAACAATGGCTTCAATAGCGTCTTTATTTGGTCCAAGTGCAGAAGAAATTGTATACTCACAAAGGTTACAAGAACGCACAAGGCAACAGCAACAACTACAAGAAGCACTAGCAGCACAACAAACATTAGCTGGTCGTAACTATTATCAAGCTGGTTACAACATAGCTAAAGGATTAGGTGGTTTGTTTGGTGTTAGTCCAGCTATAGAGCAAGATCCTAGAATAGCTAAAGCTCTTGAGATGAGACAAATCTTTGGAGACTTTTCTGCTCAAGATCTAAATGATCCTACTAAGCTAGAGGAATTAGCAGGTAAGTTAGTTGACAAGGGTTATATAGATCAAGGCTTCCAGTTGTTTGATAGGTCTATGGATATTGCTTCTAAGATTGCTGCAGCAAAACCAGACATTAAAAATGTAGATATTTATGTTGACAATAAAGGCAATAAGTTTCACGGGGGAACTATTGACGGGCGTATAGTAGCTGTAGATCAGGAAACTGGAGACTATTATCCTGCTCCTCAAGGATCTTCTAAGTACGTAGAACCTAAGAGAGGAACTGCTAAGACTCCCGGAGCTAATGAGTTAGGGTATGCTGAACAATCTTTAGATACCATAGGTGAAGATATAATGGACACCGGGTGGTTTGATTTTACAGGAATAAATAAAGGTTCTGAAGAATATGTTAACTTAACTAGAAGAATAGCTGCTGAAGCTCAGAGACTTATTGATGCTAATGAGGCTGATGATATTATGACAGCTTCAGATATGGCTACTCTTAAAATTCTAGGAAGAGAACAACAGGTTCAAACTAGTCAGACATTTTCTAAAGAGACAGGATTAAGCAGAACTCCTAAAGAAAATGAAACTGTTATGATTGCTCCTGATGGTCGTATGGTTATTGTTGATCCTACTGATACAGATGCTCAAGGTAATCCTAGAATAAAAGAGACAGGTTCTATAGCTATCTCTCCAGAAATAGCATCAAAGTATAGAGCATCAGCTTTAGCTGGACCTGCCTCACAATCTCAATCAACGCAAGGTTACGTGATACCATAAACATGGCTAATAAAACTTGGGAAGAACTAGTAGGTACACAACCTGTTGTTGAACAGGTTGAGGCACAGCAAGAAGAAGCTCCGTCATACGCTACTTCTGACTATGTTGCTATTGATAGACCAACATCATCAGACTTGATGTCTTATGGTTGGAATGTCTATGGCGATACAGATCTTAATGCGCTTGCTAAGATAGGACGCACACAAGGATGGTACAACGTAGGTAAGTTTGAAGACGGAGAATACAAAACCCTTGAAGAATTATATGGTGATGACTTCTTATCCTTGTCTACAGATCAGAAACGAGAGCGTATCAATGCTGTTGAAGAACAAAACAGACAGCGTGATTATCTTAATGTTATAGCATACGGAGAACAAGACTCTGCTTTAGCTACTGCTTCTGGGTTTGTAGGAAGTCTTGCTACGCCTACTACATTCTTACCTATTAGTGGTGTTAAGTATGGGATTAAAGGAGTAGCTGCAGCGTCTGCTTTGTTTGGTGCAGAGTATGATTTATTAAATCAGTATGCAACCAAAGGAGATGTAGATTGGACACAAGCTGCAACAGTAACAGCATTGTCTGCTGGTCTTGGTGGTGGTATTGCTGCACTACCTAAAGCAATTAGATTTGCTGCTAGAGGTAGAGGCACTAAGCCATTAACAGAAGTAGAAAAAGCAAACATGATGACAGCTAAGATAGAAGATGTCTATGCTGATGCTGTGCTTGAAGGTGTTGCTACTAAAGATATGCATGCTTATGCGTTAGAGAAATTAGGAATGACAGCAGATGAATTAGCTGCTGCTACTGCTGACTCATCTAATAAGATCAGAGTACCTACGCCACAACAAGCAAGAGAAATGAAAGAACTTGCTGCTAAAGGTATAGACGCTAATACTATTGCTACTAATCCAACAGTAAATAAACTTATTACTCCTATCATTGAACAGATAGGGAAGATAGATGAAGCATTAGGTACTAACTATTTCTTTAAGAATAATGTACGTGGTTACTTCTTTAAGTCTTACAACAATGCTATGCAAAAGATTGATAAGTCTTCTGGAATGTTAAATCTTTATAAGAAGATGCCACAGAATATTAAAGATGATTTAGATAATCTTCTTATCAATGCAAACGAAAAGAATATAAACAATGCTCGTAAGTTAGTAGAAAATTATCAACCCGGAGCAGGTAAATATTTTGATGACTTTAGAAATCAAATAGATGCTATGGGTAAAGAATTACGAAAAGCTAAATACAAAATACCAGACAATCCTTATTATGTTCCACGTAGAGTTAAAGACTTTGACGGTCTATCTAAATATTTAAAGAAGGCAGCACCTGATTTATCTAGTGGTATTGAGAAAGCTATGCAAAAAAGAGCAGATTATCTCAAGATAACTACAGATAGATTATCAAAAGAAGATAGAAACTTTATTACTACCAGTATTCTTAGAGGACTAAGAGTGGGTACTAATAAAGATGGAAGCATGTACGCTGCTAAGTACGCAACAAATAGTAAAGAAGGTTTGTTGATGCAGCGTAGGATTAAAGTAGTCAACAAAGATATGCAGAAGTTTTATGAGACTCCATTAGCAGGATCTATGCAGTATTTTATGGATGCTCAAAAGCTAGTAGAAAGAGTTAAGTTCTTTGATAGTATTCAAGACATAGATAAACTCAGAGGCAGAGGTACTAATACTAACCACGCTGTGAGAACAGAAGACGGTATCAACATAGAGAAGTCTATTGAGAGTTGGGTAAAGAGTCACGGTTTAACTGGTGATTTACAAGCTAATTTACAAAATGCTTTGCATGCTGTAATGGTTGATGCTGATAAGTCAATGGGTAAAGCTGCTAGGTTGTATAAGGATATTGCTCATGGTGTTTTGTTAGGTAATATAGGATCAGCGTTGACACAACTAGGTGACTTAGGCATGGCTTCTTGGGTGTTTGGTTTACGTAACACTTTGTCAGGACTTATGTCTAAAGGTAGAGTTAGCGCAATTAAAGATTTTCACTTAGATTCTGCTGTGCTAGAGCATTTTTCATCAGGAACTAGAGTAACAGAGTCTGTTAATAAACTTCTTAATTGGTCTCAGTTCAAGCGCATGGATAGTTTAGGTAAGAATGTTATTATCAATGCTGCATGGAAACAAGTACAGAAACAAGTACGTACACCAGCAGGTGTTGCTAAACTAAAGAAAGAATATGGTACAGCTTTTGGTCCTAACTTTGATAACTTTGTAAGAGAGGTTCAGAACGGTGAGCTAACTGAGCGTACCAAAGAATATTTATTTAACAGACTTTCTGATATTCAACCTGTGTCTCCTGCTGAAATGCCTGAGAAGTATCTGAGGATGAAAGATGGTAGGATACTGTATACACTACACAGCTTTACGTTAAAACAACTTAACCTAATTAGAAAAGGTATAGTTGAAGAGTATCAGAAAGGTAACAAGGCAGTAGCTGCTAGAAATGCTATAGCTTTTTCTTTACTCGTACCTACATCTAACATGACTATTGGCATGGCTAAAGACTTAATAGCTGGTAAAGATATTGATTTAGAATCTGAAGTAGGTCAAAGATATATAGACAATGTGTTCAAGGTGTTTGCTTCATCTCAGTACGGTGTAGCTAAGTTAGCTAAGACAGGAAAAGTGGGAGACTTTATTTTAGATTCAGTAGCACCACCTCTTAATATGTTTGATAACATAGTTAAGGGAAGCTGGACTGCTGTATCAACTGGAGAGTTTGATCCTAAGATGGGTAAGAATATTCCTTTACTTGGATCTCTTTGGTATAACTGGTTTGGCGGTGGTTTAGAAGAGTATCAAGAGAAACAGAAAAAGAAACAACGATCAGAACTTAGAGAAAGGTATGGCATTGGAGGCTAACTATGGCTACTAAAAGAAAGAACAAACTGCAAATATTTATGGAACGCTATGGCATTGGAGAGAAAGGTCCAGTGCAGAAGCAGATAGAATCTGATCCATACCTCAAGTGGATTAACTCAGGCATGAGATCTACTGACTATACGCCTGAGATAGCTGCTGCCAAAAGAAGGTTTATTGAAAAGCAACAAGGCGCAAAGCAACAACCTACATATAGAGACACAGGTAATGTTGTAAGGATAGAAACTATTGAGGATACTGTTCCTTCTGAAAGAGCTAGACCTAGACCAGTTACTACAGGTGGTATGGGTGGCTATAGTCAAGGAGGATTATTTACATCAGACCGTGGCATGGGTGTAGTTCCAGATAATGTAGATACAACCAGTGCGCCACCTGATGCACCTACTGATTTATTAGACGCTGCTTTGTATGAGAGTGATAGATACTTTGGTACACGCAGTCCCGGCGATGAAATGACAGCAGCGTGGCAAGCAGAGCAATTAAGAAGACGCAGAGCAGAAGCTCCATACGATTTAGTTACTGCTGCTGTTGGAAGAAATCCTGCTGTTGTTACTTCTGGATACCCAGCAAGAGATTTCTCAAGAGATCCTTACTTAGGCGGTGCTGGAGCAGGTGGGTTAGAGATGACTCGTGCTGCTCAACGTCAAGCAGAATTAAACTCTGCTAGTATGGACATGCCTAGAGGATTGTTTGGTAACACTTGGTCTACATCTACAGGTACTGCGCCATACAGTGCTGAAAGAAACTGGGGTCAACCCGGTGTTTACATAGGCGGCGGTAGTCCCGGTGAAGAGATACAAGCTGAGATGCAAAGACAAGCTGCATTAGAATCAGCAGGTATGGATTTTAATCTACCATTAAACGGATCTACATATCAAACAACTACAGGTACTGCTCCTACACCACCAGTAACTAACTGGGGACAAACAGCGTTCCCATACATAGGACAGAGCGGAGCAGGTGGAGAGGAGATGTCAAGAGCTATGGATGCTATGCCACCAGAACCACCAGCAATAGTTCAAGAACTACCGAAAGAAGCTATAGACTTTAGACGAAGACTAGGTGCTGGCTTTGGAGGAGGAAGTGGTGCAGATATACAAGCATCAAGAGCGCAGTTAGTTGAGCCACAGTTCTCTGAAAGATTTACTAATTACTTACAAAAAGTAGAGGGGTTAAAAACTGATACAGGTAAGACACCATTTAGATATGAGTCTGCTGAAGGCGGTAATGATACAGTAGGCATAGGACATAAACTTACAGACGCAGAAGTAAAGTCTGGAAAAGTATATGGATATGATCTAAAGACATTAACTAAAGAACAAGTTCAAGATATTTTACAGAAAGATTTAGATAAAACTAAATCAGTTTTAAGTAAGAATCTTACAAACAAATATAAAAAATCTTTTGAAGACTTGACTCCTAAACAACAAGAGATGTTACTTGATCTTCAGTTTAATGTTAAAGATTCAGGAAAAGGCGGAGGCATCCTTGAGTTTCCTAAATTTACAGAAGCACTACTAAAGAATGATTTAGAAACAATGAGGAAAGAATACAAAAGATACTATACAGATCCTGAGACAAAGAAGAATGTATCTTTAGGTAGGAACAAAGACTTCTTTAATACATATCTAAAGTAACTACTGTGATAGGTTGAGGAATATATCTTCAACCTTCATAGCTTCCTCTTCTCTACGTCTCCACTCATCATAGGACTGGGCAGGTTTCTTACCTGCCCATTGCCATTGACAGTGATGCCAGATCTCGTGAACGAGTATGTGATCCTTATACATACCCGGCTTCACGTAGATCACACCAATATCCCCAGCTAGATAGAACGTATTATTACTAGGAGTAATAACGTAGTCCTGTGGATGACAGTTCAGTAGAGCTAAGAAAGCTATGACTGTCTCTAACATTTAGATCTCGCACACACCTGCTGTGCAAGCCAGTTGCTGTACGCCCTCAACGTTATCATCATCCTCTATTAACTCATCCCAATGTAACTTAGCTGGCATCTTCATTAATAGTTCCTCGTACTGTTCATAGGTACAC